ATTCGGATCAGTCGGATGAATCAACGTCATTATTATCCCCGTAATCGTAGAAATCACGAGAAGAATCACAAAGCCGATTATTATCTTTATTAAAATGCTCAATGACCATCTTCCTTTCTTTTTACATAGTGAAGCTCCACATCGTACCCAAGTCCCTCCATCATGGCGAGGAATGTCTTGTTTACAATGTGCTCCTTATTCTTCGTAACTCTGTTCACGTACGGAGCCGAAGTTTGTATCTTCTTAGCAAGTTCAGCCTGCGTTATGCCTTCCTCTATGCACTTGGTTTTTACATCTATTTCCACGTTATTTTTCAGCATCCGAATAACCTCTTACAAACTTGAATCGCAATTATACAAATCAGATAATTTATTATATCATAAAACCCTCTGAGTTTCCATAAAAATAAGGCATCCGAACCGTATCTGATTCGAATGCCTGCGATATTTCTTTTTCATGCCCTTATACTGTTATCTCCGTCCCGTCTCGGAAGAGAAATGTAAGTTTCTTCTTCCGGCTTACGGTGATGCTTTCAACCATGCAGCCCCACAATTTGCTGTCAAACTCATTAAGAACACCCTTCTGCTTTTTCAATGTCTTGATGAACATCCCAAGGCGTTCACCCCTTGCTTCCTTTGCAGAAATCTCAGTCACCACCTCATCGTATCTTTCCTTTGCCTTATTGTACCTTTCAACGAGGTTGTTATATCTGCTTTGGTAATCCGCCTGATTCTGCGCCACCCTGGCATTGTCTGCAACAATGCTCTGCGTCATTTCAACAAGGACATTCATCTCTTCCTCAAGCTTTGTTTTTTCATCCGTCAGATCCTTTGTATCGCAAAGCGTATCTCTTATCAGCTCCGTATTGGCCAATATCTCGCGTTTCTCCGCAACCAGCTGATTAAAGGCTTCTATAAATGCTGCCTTGATTTCATCTTCGGTCACGTGCGGCGTGCAGCACTTCTCTCCGCCGGCATATTTACGATTACACTGATAGACGACTCTTCGGTACTGATCTGTGGAATGCCATACCTTGGCACCATACCAGCTGCCACAATCCGCGCACTTAATCTTGTTTGAGAAAATGGTTACTCCGCTGTATCTACCGCCCTTGCCGTTGTTGCTGCGTCTTGCAAGTTCATCCTGAACAAGGTCAAACACCGCAGGACTTATGATCGCTTCATGGTTTCCCTCCACATAATACTGCGGAACCTCACCTTCGTTCTTTTTTACCTTCTTCTGCAAAAAATCGACGGTAAACTCCTTCTGTAAAAGCGCATCTCCCTTATATTTCTCGTTTGAAAGCATCCGTCTTACCGTCTGCTGATTCCATCTGTCTTTACCGCCCGGACTCTTAATTCCCATCTCAGTCAGTTCCTTTGCAATCGCATGAGGTGTCATCCCTTCAAGAAATTTACTGAAGATATGTCTTACAACCTTGGCTTCTTCCTCGTTTACCACAATCTTTCCGTCCGGACCCTTATCGAGTCCCATGAATCTGCTGTATGCAAAACTCACCTTACCATCCGCAAATCTTTTTCTCTGTCCCCAGGTTACGTTCTCCGAAATGGAGCGCGATTCTTCCTGAGCAAGTGATGACATGATAGTTATCAGGAGTTCACCCTTTGAGTCTAATGTGTAAATATTTTCCTTNTCGAAGTAAACCTCCACGCCTCTTTCCTTTAGCTCTCTGACGGTCGTAAGACTGTCAACTGTGTTTCTTGCAAATCTGGATACCGACTTCGTTACGATAAGGTCAATCTTGCCCGCCTTCGCATCAGCAATCATTCGCTTAAAGCCTTCTCTGTGCTTGGTGTTGGTTGCCGATATTCCTTCATCCGTATAGATGCCGGCAAACTCCCAATCGTCTCTACTGTTAATGTAATTCGTGTAATAATCAACCTGCGCCTCATAACTTGTAACCTGATCCTCATGATCCGTGGAAACTCTGGCATACCCTGCCACTTTCCTTTTCTTCGGATTATTAATCGGTGCAGCCGTAAACTTGCTTATGGTAGCCGGTATGGCTGTTACCTTCTTCCCCATTCCTTACCACGCTCCTCTCGCATTTTTCTTAAGTGTTCACTGGCTTTCTGCCTTCTTTCGGGTGTCCATCTTTCCTTTATCTTCTCTGACATTTCCCTTAAACTTTCCTCTGACCGAGGATATTTGTCTTTAATCGGATGTATGTACCTGACCGTTTTCATGGAACCGTCCCTCATATGAACATCCAACTTATCAATGTCATGCACAACGATGTAATCGACCTTTTCCTCAAAAACCTTCTCAGAAAACTCGTCGAGGTCCATTACGTCTTTAAGTGTCGCCTCAAGACCGTCACGCCTAAGCCCTCTGCATTTGCAATTTTCTCCGTGTTCTGCACAACGATAATAATCCATCCTACCGTCCTTCAATTTCTGCGACTGAATTCTGAAATTGCAATCACAGTACGGGCACTTGAGTTTGGAGGTAAATACGGTCTGTCCCTTGACTCCGATTTTCTTCTTTCTCTTTTCAGATGTCCGTTTGCGATATTCCTCCGTCCAGCAATCCTTATGTCCGGTGTTTGGTGCGTCAATACGCTGTTTTGTGCCGTCCTTCAAAAAGATATCCAGCACATACTCCTTCGGAACCTCAATGTGATCTACCTTCTCAAGGAAAACACCGTCATCAAATTCATCGAGGTTAAGTACAGCGCAGCATGCTTTCTTAAGGCTTTTGTGATTGATTGAACCCTTGACAGGACAACCATCACCAACTTTCTTTTTCTTCTTGCTGCCACACGTCCAAAATTCCTGTTCAAAACCATTCTTTCTCCGACGTTCATGCATGTAGCTATATCCGCAGTACGGACACTTTATTTTGCCGGAGAAGCAGGTAAGATTGAGACTCTTGTTTGCTCTGGGACCAAGTTTTCTGCGGCGTGCCATCTCATCCTGTACATATTGGAATGTCTCCATATCGATGATTGCCTCATGCGTATTCTCGACAAAATACTGTGGCAATTCTCCTTTGTTTTTCCGTCTCTTCTTGGTGATAGGATCCTCGATATACTCCTTCTGTAAAAGCATATTGCCGGTGTAATTTATGTTGGTGAGTACCACTCTTATATTAGAATCCGTCCAGCGATAACCCTGTCTGGTAGTAATGCCCTCTGCTGCGAATTCCCGTTCAGTTTCAAGCCTTGATTTACCATCGAGGAAATTTTGAAAAATTCTCTTTACGATTACGGCTTCTTCCGGATTAATCACAAGATGATCATCAACCCAGTCATATCCGAAGAATCCTCTGGGATTGTTTGTTATGCCCTGCTGCATCCTTTTTCTGATGCCCCATTTTACATTGTCAGAAATGCTTCGGCTCTCTTCCTGTGCAAATGACGCGAGGATTGTCAGCATCAGCTCTCCGTCACCACTCATGGAATTGATATGTTCCTTCTCAAACCTGACCTCGACACCGATATCCTTTAGGTGCCGCACTGTTTCGAGAAGGTCGACTGTGTTTCTTGCAAACCTCTGAATGCTCTTGGTGAGGATGATGTCTATCTTGCCTTCATCCGCAGCCTTAATCATGTCCTGAAAACCCTGTCGCTTTACGATGCTTGTTCCGGTTATGCTGTCATCCACAAACACTCCGGCATATTCCCATTCCGGATTTTTCTGAATCAAATCGTTGTAATAACTGACCTGTGCAGATAAGGAATGGCTCATTCTTTCGGTTTCCATCGAAATCCTGGCATAAGCGGCTACTTTCTTTTTTTGCTGAATCACCGGAACCGACGGTTCGATTTTGCTTATTTTCGCCATAAAATCACTCCTTTCCGTCACTATACATCACTCTTTACTCCTTATTAGTCAACGATATCTCCGAGAACAATGTTCCAAAAATAGGCTTGTATTTCTCGGTAAAAATCGTATCAATTTGACAATACTCTTCCTCTGATATCAGACCCTCGGACAGCATCCGTCTTGCAACAGACATGGTGGTCTGATAAAGCTTTTCGTTCTTAAAATCCTTATCACTCATCCTGACCACCTCCGAATCTATCTTTCACAAAACAGTCATAGCTGCAATACTTTCTGTTTTTGTTGCCATACACTTCAAATTCTTTGCCACATTTTTCACATCTGAATTTGTAAATTGCCTTCCTGTTAACAAGATCTAAGTGCGCGTTCCACCATTTATTGCGGCAGGAATCACAGCAGAATCTTTTTTTCTTATATCCGGGAACTGAATGCATAGCTTGACCACAATACTCACAGCGTTCCTCTTTTCTCTCATCCGGTGAATCCGAATCCGCTTTCACAGAATTTCTTATGCAATATGAACTTACGGTACTTACGGAAAGTCCCAGTTCCTTTGCAATTCTCTTGTAACCATATCCTTCAGACCGCAACTCAATGATTCGTCTTTTCTGTATATCATCCATGCTCGATGCCTCCTTACTTCTTCGTGCAGCAAAGTGCTGCAAACGTTGACTTCGAGGGATAATCACCTTCCCTCAGTACAAGCCGAAAAAGTCAACCCCCGGCAAAGAGGTGTCTTATTACACAATTTAAGACCGAGATATTTGTCAGGGATTTCCACAGAATTGAGTTGCTATAAACCGCCTTCAGAGTGATTAATACACTACCCCGAAGAGCATCGGGAGAACG